ATCTTATGAGTATCGGCGTTGATAGGTGGGCGGTGCCTACTCCTAAAGTAGTTATTGATCGAGCAGAGGCAGACGCCCAAGGGCTCTCACAAGCTGACTTATCAGAGATCATTGATGAGGCTGAGCAACAGGTTGCAGCTTTCTTGAGTGCTGAGCAAAGTTATCTTGTAGAGTCGCCAGTAGTGAAGTTTGAATCTTATTCAGAATCACCAACACTCTACAGTCAAGGCCCGATTGGAGTGATCCAGCTTGCGAACCAAGAGATCTCACAAGCGACATTGACACAATTTATCAACCTTGGGACGACTGATACAGGATCTCGAGCAGTTGGGGAGGTTCATGAAAACGTCTTCAGACGATCATGTATCAACCTATGTGATCGCTTAGCGTCTCAGATCTCAGGACGTGCTAGGGCTGGCGGTGGAACAATGGCCCGGTTAATTCGATTTAATTATGGAGCTGTTGACCCTTCATTACTTCCACGCTTAAGACATGAGAATCTTGACTCTGATGAGTTAGCGGAATCAATGGGACAACTTGCGCCACTTGTTCAGAGTGGACTCTTGACGCCTACCGACGAGATTGAGCGCTCGATACGTGCAAGGATTGGAGCCGGTGATCTGCCAGAAGAAGCGCAAAGGTCAGCCTTTGAGCGTGCTGCATCAGGAGGCCCGAGTGCTGCTGCACTTGCTGAGAGATTGATACAACGGAGAAAGCGCAATGGTTAAGAAGCGAACCAAAGCACAAACGCCAGCTCCAAAAAAAGACCGCATCAAAGGCAGCAAGACCAACCCCAAAGGCAGCGCAAGCGGATCAAGGGGCGGGATCAAAATCAGTGATGAAGCTGTGAAGAGTCTTGAGAATATGCGAGACAAACACAATGCAAGATTCACAAAGTCGAGTAGACGCGTTGACCTGGGCAAGCTTAAAGCAGTTTTTCGGCGCGGCGCCGGTGCTTTCAGTACGTCACATAGACCGGGCATGAATCGTAATCAATGGGCTTTTGCAAGAGTTCGAGCTTTTTTAAAATTGGTCGCCACGGGCCAGCGCAAAAAAGCTTACACAACAGATCTGGATCTTTTGCCTGATGGTCATCCACAAAAGACAGAGAAGAAGTCTGAACAGCTTGCACCCAAGAAATATGATCATATTGACTTCAAGCCGCCAAAGGGCGTTCAAGATGCAGCAGCTCGAGCGCTAGAAGTCAGAGCAAGCAAGCCAGCTTCACAACGTGGAATGACTGATGTGGGTATTGCTAGAGCTCGAGATTTAAAAGCAGGTAAGACGCTATCACCTGAGACCGTTAAAAGGATGCTCGCATACTTCACACGACACGAAGTCGACAAGACTGGATCGACTTGGGAAGATCAGGGCAAAGGCTGGCAAGCTTGGCATGGTTGGGGCGGCGATGCTGGCTTCTCTTGGTCTAGAAAGATCGTTAAACAAATGAAATCAGCAGACGAAAAAAGCCAAAGCCTGACAGCTTACACCGAAGCGATTCAACTAAATGATTCTAGTGGGCTGATCACTGGTAAACCTTTCTTAACTCTTGGCGTTGATCAGCAAGTATGCAGTCGTATGAGTGGAGAGCCTGTTGGAAAGCCCATCACACAAGATACGCTTAGAGAACTTGTTCGAGTGTTTGAAGCGACTAAGGAAAGCTCGCCAGTAATCATCGACTGGCAGCACGCTACATCTCCATACTCCGACAGCATCGCAACACCTGAAACAGGCAACGCACTCGGCAAGATCACATCATTAGAGATCCGAGATGATGGTTTATATGCTTATCCTGAGTACACATCCAAAGGTGCTCAAATAGTGCAAGATGCTGAAGGTGTCCTGTGGTCTTCTCCTGAGTTTTTAGTCGGTGAAGTCTATGACCGCAATGGCGGTGAATTAATCGGCCAAGCTCAGATGCTAGCGATCACGCTGACACCTAGGCCGGCCCAATCCCATGATCAAATCTCCACAGTGAGACTTAACGAAAGTGAGGTAAAAATGGACAATGATATGTCTATTGATGAACTTCGGGCCGCACTCGAGGCCAAAGACGAGCTTGTTAAACAGCTTGAAGCTCAAATCAAAGAGATGAAGGCAGACAATGAGAACGCGATGAAGTCTGAAGAGCTCGAAGAGAAGGACGACGAAAAGTCTGAAAAGCTCGAAGAGAAAAAAGACGAGGACCACAACGAAAACAAAGAGATGAAGCGCAAAGAGTACACAGAAGACGCTCAAGCGGTCTCAACTCTAAGCGAGTCTAACGTGCTTCTTTTCAAAGAGATTCAAACTCTTAAGGAGCAAGTTGATCAGCTCCAAGCAGACAAGGCTAAAGCACTTGCAGAGAAGGCACAGATTCAAATGGAATCAGATGTTACTCAACTTCTTAACGAAGGCAAGATCTCAGTGGCTGAGCGTATGACAGCTGAGCAAGCTTGGTTGATTCAAAAAGATCAACCTGTATTTTGGAAGATGTTCTCAGAGCGTCAACCGAATCAAAGCGTAAATCTTGAGAGCGTAGGCCATGGCGCAAGCGGTCAAGAGATCTCTAAGAAAGCATTAAACGAGCGAGTTCAAGCGTTATCTGAAGAGAAAAAAGTGAGTTACTCACAAGCTTTGCAACTCTTCAGAGCGTCAAATCCAGACTATTACAATTCAGTATATGGAGGCTAAACAATGGCCAATACAGATAATACAATTACAATGATTGCCGGCGGTGCTATTACAGAGTTTGCACTTGTAAGCCTTGACGCTGCGGGTAAATGCGTAGTCACAACAGCTGCAACAGATGCAAAAGTAATCGGAGTTGCTCAGCGTGCTGTGTCAACTGGTGAAGCTGTGGATGTCGTAGTAAGTGGCATCACTCGCGTTATTGCCGGTGCTGCTATCACTTTCAACACTAACCCGCTTCTAATGGCTACCACAGCCGGCAAAGTGATCGCGCATACAGGCTCAGGCAACTACTCAGCATGCCGAGCGATCCCCAACATTAATCAAACTGGCGCAGCTGGTGACGGCGAGCAGATCTCTGTTTTCTTCACTGGGCCTCAAGTTCTAATTCCTTAAGGAGATATAAATGGCTAGTTCATACTCAAATCTTCATCCAGTTGACGAAGTCTTAAGTAGTCTCCTGATTGAAAACTACGGATCTAATAAAGATCTAATCGCTGATAAAATCTTTGAGACTGTCAAAGTAACTGATCGTACTGGTACGATCTTACTTGAAGAGGGTCGCAACTTCTTAGGTGCAGGCGCTGGTATTGACGTTCAAAGAGCACCGGGCTCATCTCGAGCACAAATCAGCACTTTTGATCGAAGCTCTACAACATTCGCTTGCAAGATCTATGCAGCTCAACACGGGATAGCAGTTGAGGACATCCTCGATTCACAATACCCCGGATCTGAAGAAGAGCGAGCGGCTCGCATGGTTGGCAATGTTCTCGCTCTTAAGCGTGAAAAAAGAGCGGCTGATCTCATCTTTAACACTGCTGAGTTTACGAACAATGACACAGCGACGAACGAGTTTGGTGCACGTGTTGACGCAGCTGGCGCGGATCCTTTAACAGGTCTTCACAAGCTTAAGGACAAAGTCAAAGGTAATTCATCAGGTGTAAGTCCTGATTCCTTGATTATGGGCTATGAAGTCTTCAGAGCACTAGCACGCAATGAAGAGATCCGCGGCTATGTAGGCGACTCTACAAAGGGTGTAGCATCTGGGCGTATGATTCTACAAGATGAGGCAGTACTAAGCGTACTCCGTGACATCCTAGGGATCCCGAACATCCATATCGGAGCAGCTCGCCAAGACACAGCCGTTGCCGGTGCGACTTCTTCAGAGAGTTACATTTGGGGCGAGTCAATCTTTATGGGTTGCTTACGCGGTTCAGATGCTGTGACTCAGAAATCAGGCAATGTAAAAGCAATGCCTGTTGCAGCTCTATCTCTTGAGTTTGCTGCTCCTATGTCAGGTCAATACGAGAGTCTTGATCGGACTGTAAAATATGTCTATGGCGAAGAGGTCAACGTATTAAAGAAGATCGATGCAAACCTCGGATACATCGTAACGGACTGCTTAACTTAATATGTGTGACCCCGTTGAAGCTGTGCTTTACAGCGAAAAGAAAGACAAAGAAGCGCTCGAGTCTCTCAAGCGTCAAATGTCTAATTCTTCAAAGCTTCAACGGGATCTTATAAAACAAAAAGTTAAGGAGTTAGAGACCGAGATCAGAGCAAGCAAGGCGATCAAGAAAGCCATGGCGAAATCTGTTCAAGGCCTCACAGGTGCGCTGCAAAGAGCACTTGAGCAGGGCTCACCTGAGTCTCTGTTATCTTTGCCAAATGATGCTTTAAGCTCATTAGTTTTAAGGTCTGGTTTAGATCTTGTAGTTGATGAGATTATCGAGCAATCCGACAGGATAGCCCAAGCAACCATCGAAGGAATACAAATTGTAGATCCTTCTTTTGAGTTGCCAGCGATTGACCTGCAGGTTCAAGAATTGCAAATTGCAATTACTGACCGCGTGGTTGATACTGTTCTAATCCCTGACACAGTGCGAGCGGTTCAAGACTCTTTGATTGCTGCCACTGTAGACGGTCAAGAGGTCGCGATTTCTTCACTAGCTCAGCGATTGAAAAAAAGTGAAGGCCGTCAACTGACTGAGATCAGAACACAGATCAGTTCATATGGTAGAGGTGTAGCGGCTCAGGCAGGAGCATATGCAGGTCTAAATCTTGCGCTCTACACTGGGCCTGATGACGGAATCGCTCGCGGCTTTTGTCGGGCCTTGGTTGATCTTGTTTTAGATGAAGATCAAATGAGCCAGCTTAACAACCAGCAAGGTTTAAGCTTTAAATTAAGTGGTGGTGGTTATAATTGCCGACATTCTCTATCATATGTGAGTGCTGGATTTGTTGAAGCTGGCAATCTTAAACGAGCTACATCAAAAGACATCAGCAAAGCAAACGCAAGAGCCAGAGGTGAATCATGATCAAAGCTATCACGGGCACAGATTATCTTTTTGAGTTTGTCGCTTCACAGCCGATCAACGGCACACCATCGATTACAATCCAGACCGCCACACCTGCAACGCTTGCACTAACTCAAAGCCGAGCAAACGCAACAGTAAGCGCAATTGCAAACGACCGGCGCACGCTAACAGTAGACAATCAAGCAACAGGCTTGCAGGCTGATCAAGTCAATGCTTTTCTGATCACAAATGCCGACACCATTTATCCAGTTTCAGTGACTCGCATAGTAGGAACCACAGCGATATTGAGCGAACCGTTACCTCGTGAAATCGACTTAAGCACAAGCGCCGTTCTTGAGTTTGCTCTGTGGTCTGTGGTCTTACCCGGTGCGTCTGTTACGTCTGCATCTGGTACATACGCTTATTCAGTCTCTCATGTTGTTGACGGTGGTCAATACACTCAATCAAGGCTATCAAGTGGAGTGATCAAGGTTACTCCGAGACCGTTTGACACAGGCTTAACTCATGAGATCTTGGTCAATACGCTACCTCTTTTAGCTGACCTAGTACCACGCCGTCAAAGCTCATTTGATCCACAAATCAAAGCGGGTCTTGATGAGATGTCAACAAAGATCAGAATGCATCTAAGTGCAGACAGCTTGACAGAAGACGAAGTTTTTAATTCTCATGATTTCCAGTTAAGTCATCTTTACTGTGTAGCTGCTATCATCATGGAAGCAAATCTCAAGCTAGATATTGCAGACGCCTATAGACAAAGGGCCGCCGATCTTATGCAGATCGCTTTAGATTTAGTGGCCATTGATAAAGATGGCGATGGCGTTATTGATGATGGTGAGGTTGATCAAAATTATGGAAGTGGTGGAGCTTCTGATTTTAGAGCAAGCTTTAAGGGCTATGTAAAATCAGACTATGACAAGACGTTCACACCTACACGAAGCATGAGGCATTAACTATGAAAATGACCTCAAGCATTAAATTACCTAGATCGCTTTGGAGCGACCAAGACAGCGCAACGCTAGGACTAAACGCTATAGCCGCAATAAAAAGCCGCACATCTAAAGGGCTCGATGGAGATCTCGAACCGTTTGCCATGTACAGCGAGAACCCAATCACGATCAGCAAGAAAGGCGCAAGGCTTAGCCCTAAAGGCGGCAGACCTTCTGAGAGTGGCAATAGTGTTTTTTATGAGCAAGGTTATCGACAATATAAGCATGAGTCTCGAGGCCGAAGTGATCGGGCCGCATCTGCTGAAGTTGACCTCGTCTTAAGTGGCGCACTAATGAATAATATTATTTTGACTCAAGCAGATCGAACAGGCTTTACGATTTCACTATCTGATCACGTTGCATATTACGGTTATAGAGTTAATGCTGATCGCGAGTTTTTAAAACTTGATCAAGACACGATCAAAGTTTTAACTCAAGCTGTGAATATCGACATAGCAAACAGACTTAAAGGCGGTCGCAGATGAGTCAAGGCACTTTTCAGGCACTCGCTAAAGTTGAGAGCATGATTGAAGATATCACGCCAAAAAGTGATATCCATCATGGGTTTGTATGTGTTCACAAATCCGCTGGTATAGTTGCGAGACTTGAAGAGCGATATCATCAAAATAGACTCTTTGAAGTTGAGCTAACTGAGCTATCTAGTGATGATGGTCAAGCCGGTATTAGTGGACGTAAGCGAGTAAGAGCCGAGGTGAGAGTAAGATATGATATCACTCAAGACGTGCTCAGCTTAAGTCAGACAATCAATGAAGATGCAGGCAAAATCATTGAGACGCTTAAAGGGCCAGAGTATGACTTGATCAATTCTGGTATAGTCTCGATTATCCCTGAAACATCAATCTTAGAAACAATCCCAAACACAGACGATCAAGGCAGACTTTTAAGGGTGCCGTTTATCATGCTTTATCTGGAGGCTTAAATGAGTGTTACTATCAGATCTCTATCAATCGCATCAGAATCAACCTTTGGAAGTCTGGACACATCTACCAATCTTCCAGATGTCAGCGGTTTATCGTTTGTATCTATCCCTTGCGAGAGAGACCCCATTGTGATTGCTGGTGAGCCTCCAGTAAGTGAACGCAATGATACTCGTGACGGCGCTTACACATACGCTCCTGAGCCTTCAACTGTTTACAGTGGCGGCAATCGCGTACAACATCGAACAGGCTCAATCTCTGTTACTGTTGATCTAACAGGTGTAGGCTCATCAGCTGCAAATTATACATCTAATTATCTTGGGTTTATCTTGGGCGCCGGTCTAAAAACTCAGACAGCACAAGCAGGACAAAGCGCAGCATGCAACAGCGTCAACGAATACACAGCAACACCAGCAACATCAGCCGGTGAAGTTGGGAACCTTGTTAGCTTCACAGGAGCACGATCACAATATAGCGCAATTACAGACGATGATGACGGATCAGGATATACAACGGTCTCGCCTGCATTTGATACGGATTTCACAGGTACTAAAGACGTTAGACAGCTTCAAACATGGTACCCCGGATCTAGAACAGATACGGGGACAAGAGCACTAACAAGCGTAGCGCTCAGAGTTGATGGCGTTAACTTCCAATCGACCGCGGTTGGGTGTGTACTCGAGTCTATGAGCATCAGTACAGATAATGGCCGGTTGATGGGTGAGTTTACTTTTCAAAGTGCTCACATCTTTGATACTCACAGCTCAGCAGCTGGCCCAATTGAGCCGAGCTTTAACGCGGGCTCACCTCCATTCTTCAGGAATAGCGAGGTTATACTCAGCGCAACGGCTCCAACGTCACTTACAAACGCGACAACTGGCGACAAGTTAGGCCGCATCTCACTTGATTGTGATGATTTTACATTTAGCTTGACGAATACATTGACGCCGATTGGATCTTCAAAGTCTGTCTTAGCGATGACAGATATGGAGATCACAGACACAGACGCAGAATTGACATTGACTGTGAGCAGCGTCAACACTGCAATCTTGAACGACTTCAGAGATCGCGTTCTTCGGCAAGTCATCGTAGGCACCGGCCCAACTGGTGACGGTAAAGGTTGCGCTATTATGTTGAGCGCTGCCTATCTGACTGTTGACCCAAGCCAGTATGATGTCTCAGGTAATGACATCGTACGCCAACAATTGACATATAAGCCTAGCCGATTTGGTGGTGACGTTGTCGAGACTGGTGCTGGTAATTCTCCGATTAGATTTGGCCTAGGTGTTTAACAATGGCACTTAACTTTTCTTTATCTGCTGACATCCATCATGATGTTGTAGTCACTTGCGACCCAGCTGTGATTTGTGACGATGAACAGCGCTCAAAATATTTAGAGACTGGCGACATGTCACACCTTAAAGCAGACGGTGCAACGGTCTTCACTATTCACGCGCTAAGCCCATCACAAAGAGAAAACGCAGAGATCAAAGCCGGCGCTTACACTCGAAG